TAAAGGTTTTAGGATTAGTATGATCTGGGAGTGTGATTCCGTCGATGTCTAGTACTAGCAAGTTTGAGTACGCTACACGATTCGTTTTACCTGCTCGCGACTCGTTTTCTAGGGCACGCTTGAGGTCACCTTTGAGTAGACAGTGGCCTCGGGAAGAGTGATCCCGTATGAGCCGCTCGAGCATAGCTAAGCCCGCGCTGTTTAAAGGCACGTCTTGTTCATGCGAGGTTACGTTTTTAACGTGGGGGTAGGGTGTAAACCCTTTTTCTGAGCAGTGACGCTTGCTCAACCGCTGTCCGTTAGCGGCTTCTAGAAATGTTAATTGCATGGCTCCTCCTACAGAGCTTTTAGCTTAACAGCATAATAGTACCGTTGCTAATATTAATTTATTGTAGAAGGCGTCTTTTGGAAAATTTCTAGCCGATCAATCTTTATGTCTGAAGAGGCTTCAAATGTGAGCCGGACTTGATTTCTATCGACTTTAGATACTTTAACTTTCGCCAAAACGCCTGCGTCATTATGGATGATTATTTCTTCATCAATTTTTCGGGTGAGTACTAGTCTTGACATAGTTATTTACTGTATCGAGTGTCGTAACCTCCCTCGGCGTCTAGCGGTATATCTGGTGCCCAGCTTGGAGGAGTACACATATGTTTAATGAGTTTCTCCATTGTAGCATCTGGGTTATTAGCGTTGCTAATTAAAACTATTTCATCGTGCACAGTGAGTACTACGTCTGCGTCTAATTCTTTATCGTTCTTAATGCGAAGCATCGCGTCGGTGACAATAAGGCGCGATAGCGCTTGTACGACGTTTTCGGTGATTCGCCCGCCCCAAGTTGTTTCCGTGTGGCGGCTGTCGTATGTCAGCTTGCCACCGTCGAAACGTAGGTCGTTGTAATGTAAAGCGAGGCCATTAGGCAGGTGGATCTTGCCGCCTACAAAGGCGAGGCATCTCCACTGTTCATAGTATGCGGGGTTAATAGTACTGGCCAGCTTGGTCTCCAGTTTATTCCATAGCCCTGGGACACCAGAGTAAGTAGTTCGATAAGTACTGACTACGTCATACGCTTCGTTAGTTGTGAAGCGCATAGGTGGTCCCATAGCGCCAGCTTCTAGCGTCGCTTGGAATTTAGGGGCACCCATACCGTAGCCGAGACCTAGCACAGCGGTCTTCCCGACAAACCGTTCGGTAGGGTCGTTGACTTTATCGATAGGGCGCCCATATATGATCGTCGCTAAGTTGCTATAAATGTCATCGCCGTCGCGGAACTGCTGCAGTAAGTCCTGTTCATCTGCTAGCCACGCAAGCATGCGGGCTTCAATGTTTGATAAGTCAGCAACGTATACAAGTTGACCAGGAGGTGACTGGAGCGCGAGGCGCAGGGGAGACTTGCGAGGCATGTTCTGCATGTTGATCTTTTCTGTACCGCCGAAGCGACCAGTGTGTGCCGCGTAGTATCGTAACGGTACAGAGATGGTGCCGTCATCATGCGTTGCGTCGATAAAACGCTGCGCTCTTGTCTCGTTGATGCGGCTCTTGACTGCTTTGCGAGCGGCCCATATGTGCTGATGCTGTGGATACATCTGCTGCATTTGAGTAAAGGCTTTATCGTTTTTGCCTAGGGCAGGGATGTTCTTACCCGTGGTTGGGCTGACCTTGGTTGGCGGTACGAGGTCCATGTCCCGTATGTACTGTGCGAACTGCTGGTTCGAGCTGAGTATTTTGCGGTCGACGCCACCGGCTTCGATAGCAGCTTCACTAGCCGCGATAGTTGTATCACGGAACGCGATTAATGCTTCGCGGTCCACGATCAGCTTTGGCTCGCAGAACATTCGACAGGTCATGTCGATTAGGTCGAGCTCTGAAAGGGGCATTGCTTTGTGCATTTTTTGGTAGATGGCGAATGTAAGGTCGACATCTTGGACGCAGTACTGACCGAGTATGTCAGATAGTTCTTCGTCAAGATCGTATATACCTTTAGTACTAGCGAGCTCGTCACCTTTACGCATCGTTTCGTCGTCAGGGAACAGCCGTATTGCAGTGTCTTTGAGGCTGGCTGATAAGCCAGGGGCTAATGCGCGGGCCATAGCTGCAGTATCAACGTAATACTTGGGTAGGACTTGGTAGTAGCGCGTCAATATATAGCCGTCGAAAGGGGTGTTATGGCAAACAAGAACCGCGTCGCTCCAATCGATGTCATTGATCGCGTCTGCTGCTTCGTGTTCGTCATACCATTCTGTTTCTTCGTGATCAATTTTGATTCCTACGCCTTGCACTTTGAATTTCTCGTGCCGGACATAATCCATTGTTGTTAGCTTTGTGAGCGATACTTTGGTGTCAAAGTATGTTTCAAAATCCAGTGTTATGAGCATGTAGTGAGCCTTTTACGAATCCATTGATCGTTTAACTGTTGTATTTGTAATTTCTGTCTGTCTTTTTTGCTCCGTCGTTCGAAGTCCCGGCCTCGTTTAGCTTGACGAGGCGTCATTGCACTGGTGCTGCGCATAGATCTCTCCCTCAATAGCTTTGTATTGATGGACGAGTTCTTTGTATCTTTCGGGCATACGTGACTTGATCCATACAGCAGCGTATGTATCAAATTCAGGGTGAACAGTGCTATCGGTTTTTGATAGCTCGTTGAAGTATTCTTTGGTTTCCATTGCATCCTCCTGGATGAGTTGGGGGTCAATCTTCCTGTGAGATATGATTGATTAATCGATCGAGATACCATCGCGCTTTGCGGAGGTCTTCTATCTCTGAGTGCTTTAGACGGAACCTGTGTAAGTATTTCTTGACGTTGCCTTCTAGAAAATACTCAAAGCCTGGTCCGAGATTATCTTCGAGGTAATCAATGCATTCGATATTTGAAGCAGTGTAATGCGAAGGCGCCGACACGTTGTCTGACGCTGGTTTTTTGTCGTAAGGATCGACGTAGGATTTAGAAGTGGATTGATTCCATTGGCGGGGTGTAGCAGCGTTGATTGTCATGAAAATTTACTCTCCTAGTAGTGACTAAGATATTAGCAAGGCTAATAATAATTTTCAAGCAATAAAGTATTTATGCTTCGCCAGCTGCTACCATTGCGTCTTTTTGAGCGCGTTTGACTTCTAATTCTGACAGGTTGGCTGCGATTTGTTCTGCCATGTTCGCGCATTCATCTGCTTTTGCGTCATCAGGCGCTGTAATTGCTAGCGTTAAAGCTAGCACTAGGGCGTCGTAGGGGTTCGTAGGTGTATTCATATCATCTCTCTCCAATCTTCTGGTGGAGCTTCTTTTACTAGTCCAACTTCGTGTAATTGAACTGCAACGTTTCGCTTAAATTGCTTTGCTCGATTGATCAACCACTGACGCTCTTGATCTGCGTTCGAAAATACTTTTAGCGCGCAGCCTGCCATCAAAGGATGGACAGGTGAAGAGCCAGTCTCGTCTGGAACTTCTTCGAAAGGTTCGTCAATATCAATATAAGCCTTAATATCCTTGTCATATTTTTTACCGCCAAAGCCATTGATGTAGACCCTTCGGTTTTGCCATATTGAGGCGATGAAGCCGTTGTCATTCAAATAATTATTTAGACTGTCAATGTGATTGTTCATTACATTGCCTCTTTTAGGCTGAAAGCAGGGTGAGTTTCATAGTCGGAGGAGCTTATCACAGCTGTTAACGCAGCTACATAGCTGTCTTCAACTACTAAGTTGTAGCAGTCAAGTGCTTCTAAGTGTGTTTCAAACACTTCCCAGAAGTCCTGGTCGTTCATGGTCCAACACACAATATATGATCTCATGCCGCTATTGTCTCCTGCGCTATGTCCCATAGCTGACGGTTGACAGCTACGCTTTCTTTGATTGAGCTCAGTGCTTTGGCTTCTTTGTAGCCATCGAACTTGCGCCCGTGTCGTTTTCGATCGCCGATGACGGCAAACCCACCACGGACGATTGACTCTTGGACGCGGTTGAACATTGTCCACGCGTCGTCTGCTACATCTTGAGGCCGTGAAGGGCTCAACACTTGCGAGATCGTGCGGTTGGTATAGGCGTTGCGAGTACGTGCATCTTTGGCGATTGTGTCTGAATCGTAGCGCAAGCTGAGCGCTTTGTTTGCAAAGCTTTGTACTTGGGCGTATTCAGGCGTGATGTTTTTCATGTTGTGAGTTAGCTGAGCGATGTCTTCGAGGCTGTTAGCTGTGTATTTGAGTAGGTCTTCGAAGCTATCTAAGTTACTTTTATAGTGGACCATCTTTTGATCGAAGCCGTCGCCTGCAATGATGCCGTTGCTACAGATAAATCGGTATACGCCCGCGAACAACTTCATCGATGACTTGCCATCATGAGAGTTGTAGAAGATTATCTCTGGTTGTTCGTCTGTGAATGCGCTTACATCATGGCGCTTAGCGAAAGCCATTAGATGTTGCCCATGTAGGTTGGCAGTTGTTGTGCGTCCTGTGACCTGTGCTGCTTGTGTCACGCCGTAGCCATAGTCATTCATGACTTCGATAGCTTGTGATGAGTTGAAGTTGCCATACTTGTTAGACAGGTCTTCCGCATGGTCATGTGCGAAGACAGCTGGTGCTCTAGCGCGTACTTGATCGGATGTTAAGAAGTCGTTGTTACCGTTTCTTGAATAGATTAAGTCTGGCATATCAGTGCTCCTTGAGTAGTGGGCCGAGGCCAATATTTAAGGCAAATTGCTTGTCATACATTTCTATCTGCTTGTCGTGTTCGTCGTCAGGGTTAGGGGGAGGTGGAAAAATTTCGTCGTCGTCCCATTGTGGTCCGTCGGTAATGCTGCATGGCATGCGGTTCATGATTCGTCCTCATGGTTGTCGATTAGGCGAGAAAATCTGTAAGCCATCCTTACAACTTCGCTGGTTCTATCGCCGTCAGCGTTAGGGAGGTCTCCGTCGTAATCTAGTATCCACTGACATAGGTCCATAAGTTGCTCGGTAGATTGCTTGTCTAGCTTCATGATTCGTCCTCTTTAATAAAATAAAATAAAAGTTCCATAGCCGCAGATATCGTTGAAATTTTCTAATTGATCGAATTCATCGCTGGGCATGTTTAATGTTTTGCGAAGCGTTTCAACGTCTTCATCGGTTTCAATATTAATAGTGTCGAGTAACACTTCGGGTTGATGCGGATTGGTATAAGTATGCTCGGGGTATTCGTCAGCAATTTTGTCACGCAGTGCTGCTGTTGTTCTTACTTCA